AAATGGATTAAAAAAGATCATTGCCTTACCTATTTTTATATAGTTTTAATTCTCTTCTTAATGCCAAGAAAAGTGCAACCGTAATACCTGCTAAAAGCATAAATGAATACCCAATCATAAACACTCCATTGTCAGCGGGTCATGCGTAAAAAAATCCACAGATTTATCCAGCTTCAAATCGCAATCTTTAGCGCTCAGTCCACACTTTACAGTAACTGGAATCATGATTGATTGTTTTGTCTCCCACAAAGAGTTAACAGCATCATCACGAGTTATTAAAACAACGCAGTCATTACTGCTGTGCAGTTTGTTAGTAGCGCATCCAGTCAACAACATAGCCAAAATAATAATTTTATTCATGTAATTTAACTCGGCCCATTGTTTTAATAGCCATCTGCATTGTTTTAAATGCTTCAGCGATTGATCCTTTGTCACATGGATTAAGACTCGCAACCATACCGATAGTCTTGAAAGCTGTTGCTACGGCAATATTGTTTTGATTGGCTAATTGCTGCAATGCTTTAAACTGTTTGTCTATTAGCGTTTTTATTTTGACATCGACAGGTGTGTCAACAGGAAGAGTAAATCCCAAATCAATATCACTATGTTTATTAAAGACAAGATAATTTTCATAGACATTCTCAGGACTTGCAAGATAGACGCATGATTCTGAATCCATTGTTCTCATTGTTGAACAGCCGGATAATAGAAGTGTAATTAAAAGTAGTTTTTTCATTTTGCTGCTTTTCCTATATTTATTTAAACTACGGAATAAGGTGTTTGCAGTAGTGTGAAATCAGCATTATTATTCTCTACAAACTCGAGCTTAAACTGAGAGAATCTACCCATTAAAATTTGCTTATTTGATGCCTGTTTTACACTATTTATACTAAATGCCCTGCCTGCACCTATTTTTAATACTACACTTTTATTCGCTAGATAGTTCATAAAATGGAACTTGCCTCCCATAATACCCGCGCTCAAGTCCAGTATAAAAGCTGGAGATACTGTTAAGTTACCACTGCCTGCAGCAGTTAGATCAATTTCTGCACCGCCTCGGGTAAGTGATAATTTAAAGCTGGTAGAGGTGCTTGCTGTAATGAAGTAATCAGTATCAGCAGTAATCCCTGTCATAACTGCACCAGTAGAAGTAATACGCACAACGTCATCATCCACAAATGTGTTTGCGATGTTTACCTGATTTAACGTAATATCCACATCAGTAGATAAAAAAGCCAAGTCTCCAGCAGTTGATGTGAAAGGCGTCTGGAAGAACGTGCCTGCTACCATATCAAATATATTAAGCATTTGCGCTGAGGATAGTGTAGATTTTAATTCTGCACCTACTAACGTAGTCCATCTAGTTCCTGTACTTATTACAGTACCTCTAAAATTAGGATCATCTAAGTATATAGTTTCCCCTCTGTACAGAGAGGGCGTCGGTAAGTTGACAATACTATTTACAGAATCTATATTTTTTCTAATGATGAGAGGACTAGATAGCGTATTATCATCTCTGTTAATATCAATTAATGTCTCAGTTAAGTCTAATGAGTGAATAGTATTATCCACAGTCCCAACAGGAAAAGATACAGCGATAGGGTCAGCTGCCACATTCCAATCCCATACAATAAAAGGAGAAAATATGTTCCTAGTTATAGTACCATAATTCGAGGCTACACATTTTATAGCTTTTATAGATTGTGCGTCGGCTTGTATATTATTGCCGATAAATTGATTGGCAGATATTGCAGGAATACCAGTACCTGCAGTTTCTAGAACTATATAATTTATACAATCCTCATAATTAATATAGAACAAGTTACCATTTATAAATGCAAGCCCACCTGATAATTCATTACAATATAAATGTAATCCATTCCCCATATCTGAAATAACAGCATCAATACATATATAGTTTATGTAACTAGATGCTGTTGCTGTACTATCTGCTACAAGCTTTATACCTGTACCAACTCTACCTGTAGAAGTGAATGGCTTATCAACTTTAGTCTTGTTAAATATACCTGTCGTGACTTTCCTATCGAATCCAGGTATAGAGTTATCTGACTGGATAAGGATTAGTGGTTGTATGGAAGACAGTAGAGTGCTGCGTATTCTACCACCTGAAAGCTTTGCACCATTGAAAGCTATCTTTACTATAGTTATATCTGTATCAGCATAGAACTCAGCACCAGACTGTAGAATCAGACTTACATTTTGCTTAATAATTAAAGTTGAAGCTATCAAGTAATTACCCGCAGCAAAGGTTATACTTCCTCCATTTGCAGCCGCAAGTTTATCTATTTCTGCTTGTATCTCAGTGCTTCTTTCACCTGTGCTGGGAATAAATGTTGTGGGGGTAGCGATACTAAAGCTAATACCATCGCTCCAGTACTCAATACCATCAATCCAGATTGGCCCGACTCCAAAAACTGCAGGCGTGGGTTTAGTTGCATTTGTGTAACTTTTTACTTTTCCTAAATTTGCATTAAGCATATCAGTTTCCATGTCTGCTATAGTTACTGCAATTGGATGTTCTGTTGCTGCCATGATATTTTCCTAATTTGTTGAGACTGATACAAAATTGTCAGATGACACAAGTACAAAATTGTTTGATGATACCAATTCTGAATTACTTATTATCATCTCATCACTCAAAATATTTAAAATCTTATCAATTTTCATCTTCGGTCGCCTGTTTCCCATCTTCGCTCGCCTGTTTTTCATATTCTTCACGCGCCCAGGTTAAGATTTGTATCGACAATGATTCTGGTGTCTCAAATGCAAATGCTTTGCTTACTAAGTCTTTTGCATCATAAAATACAACTATAAATCCATTCTCGACGGTCACTATTGTTAATTCATTCATCCAGAAAGCTTCCTGTTCTGCAATAATAAATAAAACTCAACGCTTTTAATCTTTTACTTGTTGTCTTTTTAAGTTTTCTAAGCCTACTTGCAAACATCGTATATTTAAAAGCGTGCGTTCTAGCCAGGTTTATTTCATTTTCAATGTCTCCTACTTCATTAGACATTGTTTTTATTTCATCTTGTAGTCTCTCTTTATTCAGGTGTTCCATATATTTCATTCTACTGGTTGCTGCATTATTTCCTCACTTGACCGATGTTAAGTAATGCTCTTTGAACATCCGTCATAGATTGACTGCGGTGTTTCCTTCTGCGCTCATTTCTTTCAATCGCCCTACATTCCTTGCAAGTATAGTCATAGCCGGTAACGTTGCAGTTATGCTTATAGAATTCTACTTGCTCTTTTAACTCGCCACATCGTTTACACTTAACCATATCCCATCTGTTTCTGATTGATTCAAATAGCCGCCATGATATTTTTTTTCTAAAATCTTAATTTGTTGAAACCAATACATTATTGTCAGATGACACAAGTACAAAATTATCAGATGAAACCAATACTGAATTAGGTGGTAGTGGTGGGGGTGGTATCTGATTTGATGCCCTCTGTACTGCATCCGGGATAGGTACGCTGTTGTCATCAAGGATGTTTCCACTCGCGGCAACGTACGTCACATCAACAATGTCAGAAGACAACGTTATGCTGTTGGTTACAGCTATAATGTTATTGCCGGCAGATGATACTATCGGATTGTTGCTACCATTTAGCGTTACTGAGAACCCACCAAACGCAATTGATCCTGTTACTGCTGTTGAGTAGGATAAAAAAATAAGATTCCCCGCAGAGAGAATCGTGGCTCCTATCAGTCCGGTAGGCGCGCTAACGCCTATGGCGGAAATACCGCCACTTATGGGACTGCTTATCGGCCCGGATATGTTGGCCGAAATGCCCATTAAAAAACCCCGACGGTAATTGTCGCCGCTGTTCCGCCTGTTATCACTGCTCTAAATAATACATGGGGTGATACAACAAACCTATATACTCCAGGTGCTGTATAACTTGAATTTGTATCTGCAACCCACTTCAGTGGGTCTGGCACGGGCCCGGCATCTGAGTTTGCAGAAAACTCAAAATCTACCGTGGCACCGCCCATTGTCCCCTCAATGATAACTGTGCGTTCACCGTCACCATCAAAGCGGAATATGCCTGATGTGGTGTTAGTTGTCTCATTCTTAAATACTTGCATTAGCTTCTACCTTTTGTCTTACAGCTTACTAAAAATGAAAAGCCATCACGTTTTAGCGTGATGGCTTTTTGGGTTTAAATGATAGCGATTGCTGCTCCTGGCGCCATCCTAAGCCAATTTACACCGTTCGAAACGGCGATTGTCGGCGCTCCGGCATTACCATCCGTTACATAGATGATTCCGCCGGTGTTCTTGGTAGCGTCCGGGGCTGAAGCCACGGTAAACTTATCAAGCTGCAAGATTGCAGCTGTATTAACTTCACGAAAAGCCATAAGATCACCTATTAAACTTTAGTAGCGGGTAAATGTACTAAAGCTTCTGGTTTTGAGACCAGACGGCCGTATACATTCAATCCGCGTACTGCATCGCTAAAAGCAGTTTCCAGACGCAACGCATCAGTCTTGGTGACCTGACTTGCGAAAGTAATAGCATCTCTGCTGCCTGCGATACACTCATAAGAAGCACCGGCATTTGTTGTAGCCAGATTGTTTGACATATAAACCTCAAATCTGTCAATCATGCCAACTCGACCATTACGCAAAATAGATGTACCGTCACCGGCCAATGAAGCATCTTTCAAATCTGATGATTTAATCATGCCACAAATCCAAGGCGGTAAAACAATCCACCGCATAGATTCCGGAATGTTATTTTCATCCAGTAAAACACCGGCATTTATGATCCAGTCCAAAACGGACGTACGATCGACAACCGTTGAAGCAACCTGACTTGTAGCTAAAGGATAAGCGTAAGAAAGTACGTCCTGGTCGATGGTAATTTTCATCTGCTCCGCTGCATCTTGAGTTGCCTCGTTGATGATATTAATATCGGCCTGAGCGCGGTCAACATCATCAAGCTTGAATGCAAAATACTTAGCCCGATCAACCAGCAGGTCAATAACATTGTCGGCCAAAGACGTGTAACTTATAGTGCCGTTGACTGTCCAATCACTTACGACAACATCCGGCCTCACTCGGATACGAACCTTTGAGCCCTGGGTTTTGATCTCGCCCTCCCAATCCGTATTGGTGATACCGCTCATAACGGTAGCTGCATAGAATTTGGCCTGAAGTTTCTTACTCCAGATTTCACTGACGAAGTTACCAGCATCAAGCTGACTGGCGGCAGCACGGGACCCACCCGCGATTGTAAATTGTGTACTCATGTGGAATCTCCCACAAAAAAAAATTAAATCATCATTTATTTATCGGTGGGCCACTCGATGATTTGCGTGGGAGTCCTTTTTGTTTGCTCTCTACGACTCAGGGAGTTCCGCTTGGAATTCTGAGCAATTAAGCTATATGAATGTGAGTATAGACTTATGAGAATGTTTTTTCAAATTATTTATCTGTTTGTTTGCTGTTGGCCATATAGTTTATCAAACTCGTTTTCATGCTTTGCAAATTCCTTAAAATCCATGTCTAAATAATCATCCATTGACAAAACTTTTTCACCGGAATTTTTAGTGGGCATCTGATTACTCATTGTCGGGGTGGCTAATTCCTCAGCTTTAGTTCTTTGATTCTGTGTTGCAGTGAATCCAGTTGCCTGCTTATAGATGTTAAGTAAATCAACAACTTCCTGCGCTGATCCCTTATTAGCAATGAGTTGGTAAACAGGTGATTGCCGGTCCATCCAGCCCTGAAAATCGTTACTGTTAACAATAGCATCAAAATCTGGATGCGCTGTTTCAATAGCTCTAATATGATTCTCTACCTCTTTCGATTCCGCGTCTTGGGTAAAATGCTCCTGGGTTTCATCTACTTGCTTTCTGAGATTAGCTATATCTTGAGCCTGGGCATCCATGATAGCTTTTATGCTTCTACTCTGCTGAACCAAAGGCTTGCCGATCTCGGGATATTCATCTACCACCGCGGACAGAGGTGCTGAGAAATCAGACTCACTACTTATATTTTGGTTTGGATTTTCTGTTTCTTGCGGTGATGCTGGTTGTTGTTGTTGCTGTACTTGACTGCGTAATAGTTCATTTTCCCTACGCAAATCAGCTAATAGTCGTTCTGCTGCGGTGTCTTGCGCGGCGCGTCCTTCTGCTGCTTTTCGTAGTTGCGCAGCTTCCTGCGTCGCCTGGTGCATTCTTGCTTGTGTATTCCGCAGTCTTTCATCTAATTGTTTCTTAGTCACCCGCGACAAATCAATATTTTCTGATTTTGATGCTTCTTCGGGTTGTTCTGGTGCTGTTTGTTCTGGTGCTGTTTGTTCTGGTGCTGTTTGTTCTGGTGCCGGGGTCTGTTCTGGTGCCGGGGTCTGTTCTGGTGCCGGGGTCTGTTCTGGTGCCGGGGTCTGTTCTTGTACGGATACTGTCTGTTGCTGCTGCTGTTGCTGTTGCTCTAAATGTTTTTCAAACAGGGCGTCAGCTTCTTTGTCAAGCTTTGCGAATCTGCTCATAAGTTATTTACCTCGTAAAAGTTCAATTAATTTGAGTGACTTTTGATCCAAGTCAATCAGCGTTCTGAGTTCAGCAATTGCCCCTTGCAAAAGCTTAATTTCATTGATGTCATCCAATGTCTCAATTTGAATATGTAATCTATCTAATCTATCCCATAAAGCTTCATTGAATTGCTTATAAGCCTTATGTGTTGGGCCATTCGCGATTTGCAAAATGGCTTCGGCCGTGTCTTTATCTAACTTCATAACTTATCTATTGGATTAGTTGGTCATTATCCACCGTGTTCGCGCCCGAAGTGTCTGGTGATGGCGCCGTAGGTTGATAGGCGTTGCCAGCGGCTTGATTGTCTTGCGATAAAGGCTGTTGGCCGGGTTGCTGCGGAATCCCGTCTTGTTGCTGTTGCATTTCGCCAAGCTGCTGAATAATAACCTCTTCGGATAGACCTAGATTATTAGCAATGTTTTTAACCAATTCTGCTCTGTCAACATACTGCATATCAACGGGATTCCCCGTCAATTGCGCGAATTGCATTTGTTTCTGTACTTGCAAGTCTTTACCGATGATAGTTGTTGCACCGCGTACATGAACTTCAACGTCTGAATGCTTAATATCTTCGTCTTCAGACCACTTCATATTGAAGTCATAATAGGATTGGATCATTGGCCGGAACAGAAAATCATCAATGTTCTTTATGACTGATTTAAGCACCACGTTAGATGCGTTCATCAACATGCCCATTCCTGTTGCCGTTTTATTCAGTCCTGGGCTTGTGACACCGTATGTGTAACTTGGCATTGATGTCTCTTCGTCAGCAAAACGCTTTGCAACGTCAACAATTTTCAGCAGCGGGTCTCCAATAATCGGCGGTGTATAAAATCTGAGCAGTGGCGTTGTTGGATCACCGCCCTCACGTCGCCACTTCTTACCGGGGATAACATCTGTTGTTTCACCCGGAGCAAGCAGATCTAGATTTATCTCATACTGCGGTTCTTTAGAGATAGCCATATTATTCAGCAATGCTACATACGCAGAGTTAATAACACGCTGAGAGTCTTCCATGATGAGCGGAATTCCAATAGCCCAAAACTGACCTGGTATTTTCTCATAAGGGACTATGTTATACGGAATCCGCTGCGGTGTCATCGGGTTTACAACCATCCTTATTGTTCGGTTTGCACAAAACCAGACATTGACTTGATAATCCTTCTTGACTTCCTCTTCGTCAAGCTTCATGCCTGACAGCTTAAGGTCCGCACCGCGCATATTGCCCCAATACTCTAAAACAAGGTATCGGCCGTTGTGTCCTTCTATCGTACGTCTGAACCCATACAAATAGCGACGTTCTATCTCTGTTTTCCACGGCTCATAATCGCCATCCGGAATATAGTCAAGTATTTCATCAATCGCACTTTTATCAAATCCTTTTAGTTGTGATAATTCAATAAGTTTATCCCGGCCAATAATATGCTGCTCAAAGATTCCTGACATATCGTTGGGTGTTTTCGCCCACGGATCAGGGAAAAGATCCCACACCGAGGGGGCATCAATCCCGGGTTCGACAACGCGCTCTGATGTATATTCAAATGTATTATCTTCGAGCTTAATCCATTTTGGTTTATCCCGGACATTAATCGTCGCGCCTTTGATACATCCATTTCCCAAAAGGCAAAGTTCCATTATTGCAAGCTTGAATTTACCGGGAAAATCAGCGTGCAATAACTGATCTTCAATAGTTTTCTCCATCTTGTCAGTGTTTTCTTTAATCACCGAGCGGAGCTTCTTACCCTCTACAAAGTCTGGCGCTTGCGTTATTGGGTCAACGTAAGTCATCCCGTCTTTAAACTCGGGAACCGGACTGGGTTCTATAGACCACGGGCGATCAGGGCCGAGCAATAGCTCAACGATGCGAGCGTAAGCTGCCATAGTCTTCGCCCGGGTTAGGCCTACAAAAACTTCAGTGCCGCCGACATCTTCTTTGGAGTCTTCGTCATAACGGCGAAGATATGCGCGAAGCGCACGCATCCAAGTCCACTCAATCTCTTCACGCTCATCCCGCCAGACAGTGAACTTACCATACAACAATCGCCCCACATGATCTGCTATGTCTTTATTTTCTTTTTCTTGAGAAATGTCTGCTGCTTTAGGCTCTGGGTTATACGGATTCTCAGCGTTGCTGTCGAGCTTTACAAACGTGAGACCCTTTTCATTGTTAATCATAATGATTCATTTTTCTATATAGAAATACTTTTATGATATATTAAAACTCATATCAAAACAAAACAAAGCACTTTCAATATCTTCGCCAGCTACACACATCCAGGGCGTGTACTGCTAAAGCGTTGGCCATGACGCGATCATCAAAACATCCAGGGCGCGCGTTCATAGACCCATTGTCCTCGACTGCAAATGTGCGCATCTCCGAGATAGTATCAGCGCTTATCAGGGTTTCCGGGTAATCTCTAAGCTGCGTGCTTAACTTATCAATAATCATCGACTTGGTGCGTGCAGTTGTTACGAATCCGAGCTTTTTAGTTTGCCTGCCCTCCGATCTTGCCTCTTCGTCTTGTCTCGCGAAGACTCGCGGATAGTGCGATTTTCGTAGAATGTGACTAACCAATATGCCGTGATTATTTGCTTCGTGCAGAATGAACGCTCGATTAAAATATTTTGCAATATTGAGAATAGTGTATGCAAACAGATCAGAAGCAGTATGCCCATGCCACTCAGCGCATAGCCTACCGCTTTTTAATTCAAGAACTTTCGCGCATGAGTAATCACCGTGCGCGAGACCCTCTGCCACATCCGCTCCGATGACGTACCGAACCCCAGGAGCCGGGTATTCATAGATTTTCAGTGGTCCCTTGTCGCCGCTTATCAACTCCCCACTCGACATTTCACCCGTGAACAGCGGCGCTTTGGTGAAATTCTGTGCAGCATCAAGCATTGATGCAGAGAAAACGGATCGTCCTGAGTAAATGAATGCTTCATCTACGTTATTCGGATACTCTTGCTTAAACAAATCCTCCGACTTAAATTCAGAGATTTTATTCCTCCGCCACTGAAGCTTAGAGTTAGACAATCGGTATAATTTCTTGAGCTCTTTCTCTTCAAGTGTCAAATTTTTGACGGTGTCTTTATCCACCGGGGCGGCGTATTCCGGCATCCAAAACCACGGCACAAAAATCAATTTCCAGGGACTTTTTTTGTCGTTTTTAGCTTCCATAACTAGATCATAAAACGCGCCGCCAACGCCATTAGCTGTTGATTCTACTATTATTTCTGTGTCATTCTCACCAGGCACTGCTTGAAACACCCCGGCAAGATGATTTTCGGCATCGGGCCAAAAGGCAAACTCCGAAGCGTGCAAAAATTGAATTGTTTCAGAGCGCCCAATCCCGCCGCGATTTCCTGCTGTTCCCACTTTATACCCCGAATCCAAATTTAAAAACGTCAATTCTTTGACGCTATCTTTTCCGACGCCAGGCTTATTGATATTCGGACAATATTTGTAAAACCGAGAGACCATTCCGAACAAATTTGCTGTTGCGCTTGCTTCATGCGTAACGATCCATGCCCGCGCGCCTGAATTCTGTGTTGTTTTCCAAAAAAAGCGTCCACCTGTGTAAGTAGATAGACCCATTTGCCGACCCTTTAACAGCAAAGTTCGTACTTTTCCTGTTTTTTCGCGCTGTTTTTCAATTTTACCATGGACAAACTGCTGTGCTGCATTGAGTCGTAACGCAACGATCTGTCGATTTTTAGCGCGAATGTACAAATTATGAGCTGCATAAAACTGAAAATCAGTATGCGATAGCTGCGAGAATAAGCGCGCTGGTGAGCCGATAAAATTTTTGGGCGGCTGCCATACTACTGAGGGCGTTATCGCAGCGCTACGGGCAGCCTGCTTCGATATTTCACGTTCTGCGCGGTTAATCAGGGTTTGAATGTTCATGTTTTACGCTAAAAATTGTGAGAGTACGATTATACCACCGAGAGTATTCCTCGCGTGTGCGCGCGTAAGGCGAAATGCTTTGCACTTGCAGCGCAAAGCCCAGCAGCTGATAATCTAATCTTTTACGCGAGAAATGATATGACACACAAATACACCGCTGCGCAGATGCGCGCAGAATTATTGAAATACGGCGCTGAACAGATTTTGCCCCATGCTGTGCGCGAAGCGCTCGATGGCAACGATGAAATTCTAAAAATATTGCTCACAAAAATGCTCCCTGTTGTACGAATTTCTGAAGACCCTACGAATGTATCACTTACTGCTGAAAAAGCGACTGACCGCATCGACGAGGTGATTATGTCGTGCGTTAAGGGCGAGATGCAGATTGATCATGCTGAGAAATTGATAAAAATGCTTGCGGCAAATGGCGAATTGAAAAATGTCGAAGAGATGATAGCAAGATTAGATTCGATACAAAACCAATCACCCGATGAGAATTTCAAAATGCTAAAAACGAATGAGCAGTGGCCAGATGATCTAAGTTTTCTGAATTAAGTCTTTTTTTTCAAAAATCTAACAGATATGTTCCACGGATCGGAGCATGTCTTTTTTTGCTGCTGGAAAATGGCGTTGTCACCGGGGCAATTTAGGCGGCAAAATGCATGGGGCATTTCGCTACTTTTGATACGTTGAAACCATCGAATTCTCTATATTACTATAAATTTTTTCTAACATATACACTTTAATCATATAATATATATATATGTTATTTTTTCTAGAGACTCTAAAAGGAAATTAGTAGTAACAAAGTATAATATAGAGAGAGAAAAACCCATGCCCAATGCCCACTGCTCATCGCACACAGCGAAATAAACAAGAATATTATCCGAAACCTTTCCTCCCAAATTTAAAACTTTTTCACTACAAAACAACCCCTCTTTTCAGCTGTTGTAACCACGAAAATAGCCTTTTTCTCGGTGCTAAAACATATAAACACCTCTTCCAATATTGATCAACGAACAAATTCGCATTCCGTTTTATATATTATTAAAAATAAAATAGGCCAATTTACCCCCTTTTTCTTGCAAATATAAAAAGTATCAAAAAATAAAATGCGATGAAATAAGGGTCAAAATGGCAATAAATAAGGGCCAAAAAGTAAAAAAAAATCTCGAATTTATCGACCCAAAATCGCCCGAAATAGCAGTGCTTTTTGCATATTTAAAAGCCCCTTTCCTGGTGAAAAAGCAATAAAAAAGCCGATATTTCACGAAGAACATCGGCTTTAAATTTGAAAATTAATTAAATTTATTACAAATATAGTATAATCAAATCTTAGTCTGTGCAGACAACACAGACTAAGATTCTAACCACAACACTCAAAGAGGTAAGCATCATGACTACAAAACATTCTATCAGTTTCATACAGCAGCGAGAAGCTTTATGAACGATCTCACCCAATCCCGTTTAAAAGAGCTACTGCAATACAGCCCGTCAACTGGGCTATTCACTTGGAAAATGTCCCGGCGTGGTAGAGCAAAAAGTGGCTCAGTTGCCGGTACTAAAACAAAAGCCAGTAATCCTTACCTATTAATAAGTATAGATTCAAAGCAATACTACGCGCATCGCTTAGCCTGGATTTATATGTACGGGGAAGCACCCCTACGTCGATTAACACATTTAGACGGCGATCACTCTAATAATAGAATAGCTAATCTAACGCTGTTAACGAACCCGGGTATTGAGCGATCGATCCTCCCCCGTATTGAATCTATAAGTGTACAAGTAGAATACTACGAAGCATTTATCGTAGTAGATAGAATAAAATATAGCCTTGGCTATTTCTCTAGTAAAAAAAAGGCGACAGAAGCATGGCTCAAAGCTGCATATTTGGAGTCTGTTTTAGAATAAATCTATGCCATATCTGAAAGCGATAAAATAAATTATTAAAATAATTTCTTGACATTCTTGATGTATGGTTGTAGTATAGATTCCGACGTAAACGAACAGCCCCACCCAGCGGGGCGAGTAGCTGGGACTCCTTAATAGACCTTGCCCCGGTGTTAAAGCCGGGGATCTTTTAAAGAGTAAAAAATTATCATTAATATTTTGGAGATAGAAAAATGAAAATTGAAATAAAACTCAATAAAGAAGATGCGTCTCTTATCAGAGACGCTTTTGTAGTATCCCAAGAAGACGAGTATTACGCTCGTCTTGAAGTCCAGGCAGACAAATTAATTTGGGTCACCTCTGGTGGCTCAGAATACTTTTTAAACGAAAAAGAAGGGACTCTAACATACCTAGGCTCTCGCCTTGGGTTCCAACACGGCGCCCGGTGGGGCGGCGTCACACCCCGTTGGAACAAAGAAGGCACAAAGAAATTGCCCTTGCCAAATCTTACAATCTATTTCAACACGCCGCTCGAAGGGGTGATTAACGCAGAGCTACTATCCTGCGAATCCTCAACCCCTGAATGGGTTATAGGACGTAATAACCCATTCCACGATGTTCTCGATCTGATAAATCAGATCGAGGAGAGGGAAAGTGAAGAAAAGGAAGAAGAGTTAGGTGAAATGATCGAAAGATCGTTCGCCTAACCCCCCAATGCGCCAAGGATGGCGCTTAAAACATAAAATCACCTTTTGGAGAAATAGGCATGAACATAAAAACATTCGATTATGAACCCATGGATGGGTTCGCCTGGATGACTTTCGAAGGGAATCACGGGAAAAATTACACAGTGCAGTGTTGTTTGGCTGACGGGCCATACAACCCTGGCACTGGAAATTGCCTACCTTGCGAGGAAAAAATAATAATGTCCAATTGTGGCGCTGCAGAAGGAATCTGCGGCGAAACAAACAGGGAGGCATTCAAAGACTTCGGTGAAAACCGATGTTTAACAATGCTATTCGACAAGGCCAGAGAGCAAGGCATGGAGGTTGTTGAATAAAACCCAACCCCCCATACCAACAACGCGCCAGGGATGGCGCTTAAAACTTAAAACTTAAAAAACCTTTGGAGACGACATCATGGCTAAAAATCAACAAGACCTAATGCACGTATGGGCGCACTCATACGTGAAAGACAACAAAACTCACGGGAAGGACCCATTGACCCACCTAAATGGAGTTGTCTATTCCTATGGGACTCCGATTGCCAACCGGGTGGATCCCCTTGTCGCACTGATTACCAGTAGAAACTTCGGTGCCACTGCTACCGAAACCATCCACCTACCAAAAGTTAAAAGAGCTGTCCGAGCATGGATCACGGTTAAGAATATAGAGCCAGTTAGCCAATCGGATCACATGGCTAATGCGGCAGAGATTTTCGGTAGAGCGATATTGCTATTTAAAAAACTGCAGAGAGCAATAGCAAAGGCTAATATCTATTCAGCCCGCGTTTTATTCAGGGAGACGAAAGAACAATATCAGGCTTATATAAGATTGTATAACCTGCAGAACATGCCCTCTATAGACTTCACTGCTGAGTCAATAGATGAAATTATGGAGGAGCAATACGACTTGTGGCGCAACCACAAACGATGCACTGTTTTGTATTCTTCAAATGTTCCTACTCTACTACGCATATCCAAGGACGGGCGTAAGATCGAGACTTCAAAGGGTATGATATATAAACTCGAAGAAGTGCCAAGGATAATAGAAGCGCTTGATAACCGCGCTTCGTTGATCAAAGGATATGACATCGAGTATACGAAGAATGGCTTTAGCTCAGGGTGTCATTCTATTTCATGGAAAGAATTAGATAGAATTAGGCAAGAGCTGGATGTTGTTGAATAGTCCAACAACCCAAAGTGCCAAGGATGGCGCTTTAACCCTAACACCCAACATCAACAACATCAACAACATCAACAACATCAACAACATCAACAACATCAACAACACCAACAACGCGCATTTTGGGGGAACACACAATGAGTGAAGTTAAAGAAAAACACGTTATGAGTACCGTCTCACAATATGACCGGGATACGCAAGAGTTCCGGGAATGGCGTGATCAGCGAATCAAGGAAGAAAACAGCATCATTATTGAAACGCTGAATGCATACGGCATTCACTGGATGATCTTTGGCGGGCGGTTGTACGCATGGGATAATTGGGCCCTACCTGGCGGATCATACACCGGCTGGGTGTTGATAGATGGCTGGAACACAGATCGACTCAGAACTTGGTTAACAAATCGGCAGGTAAGCCCCATAGATCAACCCTAAAACTTAAAACTTAAAAATTAACAACTTTAAAATAACACTTGGAGATAACAACATGAACAATCAATCTTTAGTATTAATATTTATCAGTTTAATGCTTTTCGCAGTCGGCGTGACGCTTTCGGGGCCTGATTACATCTTTGCATTAATCGGGTTTACTTTCATAGCGGCGCTGATGGTTATCGTCTGTCTTATTTTAAGAGAGCAAAGTACGCCGTTCTTATTAATTCTCGGGTCAATGCTACTGGTCAGTATTATCTGGGTGAATAATGCCAGCGCGATACTCAACTGATCAAGCAATAAAGCAATCAATCAACTAAGCAATCAAAACACACCGCAGCGGGAAAACCTCCTAATAACTCCCGCGGCCCTGGCCCGCTGCGGTAATTCATAGTGCCAGGGCTGCGGACTTTTTTATTAGCTGAGACTAGACTGAGGTAGATAAAATGTTGAATGACGAACCCAAGCCCCCGGTGAATACACCTACATCTAAAACAGTAGTACGACTAACTACCAGTGCGTGGTTCAGTAATAATGAACTGAACATTAAAAAAAGACTGATTTACTTAAGTAAAAAAAGCACTTTACCCAATTTACTCGAAGAAGAGTGCAACAGCATAGGCGCAGATGACTGCACAAGTAAGATCACAAACTTATACACCGTGCCAGACGGCGTTTACAAAATTATGCCAATCAATATCAGTATAGATTATGAACTTGAAATTATTGATAGTTATGAATTTACACTGATCCCTCTAAACCAGGTCAAAACAGACTAAACCAAAACCAGGATAAATATTATGCAAACCTCTGTAAAAAAAAATATACCGACTAAGTTTAATGTTCAACTCACTCAGAGTGATTCGATTGAAATCCGCCGCAGGGCTGACGCGTTGGGCTGGTCAACGAGCGCATTAATACGAAGATTGATTGAGTCTTTCGTTGCCGGTGAGTACAAACTCTCCCGGTCGAACGATGACAAAAAGATAATCGAGAAAATATTTGAATGATTAAATGATTAAAGGAAAAAGGGTGCTATTGGTGACATCAGAAAAATGATGTCACTATTTTGTCCAGAATCTTTATCTAAGTGTGGTGTATTTAAGAGTGACAGGCTTACATTCTTAATACTATAAAGATAGCCACATTTATTCGCTAAACTGTGTAAATATGAAAACAGAAGACAAATAAATTCGAACTAATTGACAATAATTTTATTAACGGTTAAAATATAAACGTCTTAAATATAAAACCATATGTAAGGAGTCTATTATGGAATTGGTAGAAGTAAATAAAAACGAAGTTTATTGCGATAGTCATATTGTTGCTAGAAAATTTGGGATTAAAAACGCCAATGTAGCAATAATAATAAAAAATGTTTTAAAGGATATTGGAGATTTAAAAGTCTGTGGTGCAGACCCTAAATGTTACGCAGAAGAAAGAGAATACAGGGGTAATAAATACACAGCTTATATTATGAATAGAGATTTCTTCTCTTTTCTGGTGATGCGGTTCAAAGGTAAAAAAGCTGTTATTTGGCAGCTTAGATTCATAGCTGCGTTTAACACGATGGAACAACACATTCTGTCAGCCGACAAAAACGCGACTGATCCAAAGTGGCTTAATAAACGTGAATTAGGAAAAGCCGCCAGGTTGCAAGAAACTGACGTTATCAAAGAGTTTGTCGAATATGCCAAAAAACAAGGTAGTACATCAACTGAGTTTTATTATAGTCGCATCACAAACGCGACCTATAAAGCACTCGGATTAATGACCCAAAGAAAGCCTAAGCTAAGAGACACAATGGACTTTTACGAACTATCAGAGCTGTTGTTGGCTGAAAGATTTGCAAAAAACAGCTTAAAAAAATACATGGACTTGGGAAGAAATTACAAAGATATTTACGATAGTGTTCGTGATGATCTTTTAGATTTTGGAACAAGCCTAAAATTAACGCATGAATTATGAAAACTGAAAAAGAAGAAAGATTGCAAGAAATTATTGAAGCTTGGGTAGGGATAGCATTTTTATCTGGAACCATTGCCTTATTGCTCAATGTCGAGACCGTTTCAAAGTATTTAGCTGATATTATTAATAGCTTCTAAAGTCAATAGACAGTAAAAACGACGCGAGCCGATGTAAATTCTGCTATTATAATTTCCCCGTTACAAAAAAATACCCGGCAAAATTAATTTTGCCGGGTGCAATATAAATCCTTTGGAGAAGGATAAACTAACAACATAAAAGGAAGAAGTTTATGTCCTTACATAATACCACAATAGAAAATGTATGTCCTAATAAATCAACCCATTTACAAACACAAACACAAACACAATCAATACAAATAACAAACCCAGTATTTTTAAGAACCATTTTTGGTAAAGATTGGCAATCTGCTCACGTCGCGTCATTCATGGATGATCCTATGGCCATTCCTAATAGTCGTAGAGGATTATGCTGGGCGGGCCATGCTTACAGATCAAAGAAATTAATACCCGAGTCAAATCAATACTTCACTATTTCGCAATTCAAACCGGTAAACGGTAGATCGGTACGGCGTAAAGCAGAATTCCTGAAAACGTATGTCATAGTCGCTGATGATGTTGGAACAAAACTACCACAGTCTCAGGTTGATAAACTCCCACCCCCGTCCTACAAATTAGAAACGTCACCAAAGAATTATCAGACTGCCTGGATTCTGCCCCACGATAATAACTATACGCGGCAACAGATTGAAAACTTACTCGATGGACTAATCAAAAAAGGTCTTTCTCCAGATTCAAAAGACCCTGGTATGGCCGGTGTTACACGTTACGTTCGCTTGCCTGAGGGCTTCAATCGTAAAGCAAAATACGTTAACGGCGTGGGTGGTTTTGACTGCTGCATTACCGAATGGAATCCAAACCAAACTACAACGATTGAAGCACTGGCAAAAACCTTTGACATTGATCTTGATGCGAAACGTCGTACTGATGAGGCGAATAGCTCGGAGGTAGATAATCATCCAGCTCTGAACGTTTTGGATGTACTGAACGATCAGAGAGGCGGGAAATTTGATATTGTATGCCCGTGGGTGGATAAACACACAGGCGGTGATACTTCAGGAACCGCAATCTGGACTAGGGAAGATGGAAGTACCGGGTTTAAGTGCCACCACGGATCATGTATAGACAAAGGCGCTAAGGAATTGAGTGCTTGGCTCAATGATCAACCCGGCTATAAAAAAGCTTTAACGACATTTCACACAGAGCAGTTTAAAGAAATCGAAAGCACGACTACAGCCGCAGATGCCTATACAGAACAGAAGCAATGCTTTATTGAATCGCTTGAAATAATCATAACCCGAATGGAGCGTACCGGGAAAGGATTATCACATTCTCTCAACAAAAAAATTCTATGGGAAATATGGCAAGCCACCGGGCGTAGTGCTGTGAATGAAAGATTTTATATGACCGCACCGAATGGTAAGCAGATTCAAATATCCAAAGCTCAAATCCTTGGCTCGGCGGCATTGGTATTTGGAGAGTTCATCAATAAAAAATTACTCTATGATTTTTTCAGCAAAAATGCGAATGAGGGTGATTCTCAAAAATTTGTTAAAAAACTGCTCGGCGCCATAACAGAAGATTTTTTGATTGGGATTTCAACCTGGCGACAGTACAACGCAGTCGATTTAACCCGTGATATTTTTCTAAAAAAGTCTTTTGTTGCTATTGAAGATATTACGATGTCAATCAATGTCCCTGAAAAATATACATTCAATAAAAAACGTTTCGCTGAGGACATTACCACCGAAGACAAGAGAGCTATTGTTAGTGAATATAAAAATCATTTTAAAGAGCTTGATGATATTCTAAAATTTCTTTGGTTCTCCCGCGTAGCAATTAATCGAAGGAATTCATATTTATGGATGCACTTAAAATCTGATTGGGGCAAGAACTTTTTCTTTGAGGGAGTACTCGGTGATGACTGTCTTAATCTCATTACAATGCTGAATGTGGAAGAGCTTGAGAAAATTTGCTCAGGCAACCCCTGCGGACTCAATGTCAATCACGCCGCGCGTTCACTGGCGATATTATTCGATGAAGTTAAGGTTATCAAGCGTGAAGTTAAAACGCTCGACCGGAAGATAAATATCAATGTGAAGAACAGTAGTAATGTTTTAATTCCCACCTATGCGAAAGTGTTTGTATCCGCCGAAACAATTGATTCTTTCGTCGGTGACACGGGCGTTGAACGGCAATTCTTAAATCGGTTTAGCTGTATTTATAACAAAGAAGGTAGATTATCTGATTTAACGCTGTTTAAACAACACGGCTGCGATACTTATCGCGATGTTATCGCGGACTATTGTGCCGATGAGTTTACAAAACTTATGAGCGAAACACTCAAAAACCCAAAGCGTGATGCTGTAAAATTAGCACACGACTATTTAGATTTCTTTCATAGCAAATATTCCCTGGAAGATTACGCCGGAAGCCTTGACGGAACTATTGAAGATCTGACCGAATCAATACGCTCCCGGCTCATAAAAAGAGCAGTCGAAGATTTTGACGACGCTGACATTTTCGAAGCGTCACATGCAAAATTAGGGCCCGTTATTGTAATTAAGAAACCAATCCAGAAAATTAAAAGCATTATCGCTAATGAGTATCAGGGCAATAAATCTGAATGCCAGAAAGTCATGCACAAAGCCGCATCAATCGCTGAGACTTTGAGCAAACGCAATATCAGAGTACCTTTACGAATAAAATTGAAGAATGGCAGTTCTGTTATGGTTAAGGCTCTTATACTCAAGCGCGATTAATTTAGCCAGCTATCATCCTGTTGCCCGCTTTCCATTTCAGGTTCAGGTTCAGGCTCAGGTTCAGGCTCTATGCTTTTAGGATTATTAATAGGCTCAACTTCTATATCGTGATTCCTTGCCAACTCAATTAGTCTTACACCAACATCATAGCGAGGTACGATATTCGAATTACGGTATAGCCGATGGGCCATAGAGTATGAGATACCCGCAGCTTTTGCCACTTCTTTCATAAAAAAGCCAGAATCCAGTAAATCTTGTATCAATTTTTGAAAATTCATAATTAAATAATAATAATTGTTTGTTAAAATAGAAAATATAGTATAAACTAAAATTCCAAAATCAGAAAAAGCAAAACAGGAAAATCAAAAATGACAATTGAAAACACGCTCGAAAAATTAACTTTAGCAATAGATAATCTAACCGCAGAAATAAACACGGGTTTAGCCCGTGCTGAAAAACTGGAAAATGTAAACTCTAAACCGAAACCAGAGAATGTAAACTCTAAACCTGAAAAACGTAGAATTAGAAAAGAAAACCCTGAACCAGAAAATGTAAAATCTAAACCGAAACCAGAAAATGTAAACTCTAAACCTGAAAAACGTAGAATTAGAAAAGAAAACCCTGAACCAGAAAATGTAAACTCTAAACCTAAATCAGAAACTCTAATATATAAACCTTCACTAGATACTTTACGCGACGCCCTTTTATCTGCGCAGGAAAAGGGCGTCGATGTAAAAAACTTTCTAAAAGAAAAATTCCAAGCCGGAAAATTGTCTGATCTGGCGGATGAAGAATACGCCACTGTAATAGAGGCCGTTAAGAATGAGAAGTAGTAATACCGCTCAGGCTCCGGGACATGCCGAATTCAGTCCTTCATCTATCTCCAGGCTGTTTAAATGCCCTGGTGCTCACCAGCTCAGCAAAAAAGTATCGGTAAAAGAGCAATCTAGCCCCGCTGCTGAGCGTGGCACAGCAATGCACGGGCTAGGCGGGTATCAGCTTGACCCTCAGCAGGAACCGTTCAGCGCGGATGATTTCAGTGAGGATGAGCAGGACATTGTCGCCCAATATGTTGAATATATTACTAAGCTTAATGTTGAAAAGAGCAATGTCTATCTTTTCATAGAATCTAAAGTCCAAGTAATTAATAAATTTGATTGCTGGGGAACAGCGGATGCTATTCTTATTTATACAGATGAATTTGGAAAATTGTGGCTGCACGTCGTTGATCTGAAAACTGGATACAATATTGTAAGCCCTGAATCTGAACAACTTTACTGCTATGCACTAGGCGCGTTAAAAGCGTTTAATTTCCTTTACGACTTTGAAATACGCAACATCAGGCAAACCATAGTGCAGCCTAGGAATACGCTAAATCCAATAGCAACATTGGAGTACACTGCGAACCGCCTGGCTATTTTTGAATCGAACTTAACTGATGTAATTAGTGCGGCATCAAAACCTGATTGTAACGAATTTAACCCAGGTATACATTGCCGATTTTGTAAAGCTTTACCTATCTGTGGCGCGGCCGAGAATGCGATAGCCGCCGAAGTGAAAAAGGAGATTGATGATTTGTCAGAAAACGATGACATACCAGAAAAACTTGAACTGGCCGACTTAGCTGAAACATGGATCGGTGCTGTAAGACAATATGCAATGAATCTTTTGTTATCGGGTGAGACTATACCGGGGCGTAAACTGGTGCAAGGACGGTCATTGCGTAAATGGGATGACACCGATATAGAAACGGTACATAATTTATTAGAACAGGAATTTAACGAGGAGGCATACGAAAAAAAATATTTAACCGTAGCACAAACAGAGAAGAAGCTCGGCAAGAGAGAATTTGCTGCATCAAACTACCCATCCTTAGTCGTGAAGTCTACGCCTAAACTAACTATAGCTTTAGAGTCAGATAAACGCCCGGCAGTAATTAATGCAGCAGCAATGTTTGAAGACTTAAAAAATTAAACGCAAAATAGGAAATTAAAAAACTCAAAACTCAAAACTCAAAACTCAAAACTCAAAACTCAAAACTCAAAACTCAAAACTCAAAACTCAAAACAGGAAATTAAAAACCATGAAAATCCAACTAAAAAACGTTCGACTATCCTTTCCAGACCTTTTTAAAAAAGGTAAACCATTCGGTGATGCTGCTGAAGGAGCATTCGGGGCAACATTTCTTATTGATAGAGATGATCCGGAACTGGCTACCATCCGTTCAGCTATCAAAGAATTAGTAAAAAATGAACTGAAGGGGGCGAAGTTATCGCCGGACAAAGTTTGTTTGCGCGACGGTAATGACAAAGATTATAAAGGTTTTGAAGGCACCTTTTACCTCAACGCGCGTAATAAAATACGACCGACTGTAGTAAATCGTGACAGGTCGCCTATCACAGAAGAAGACGGTATTATCTATGCAGGGTGTTACGTCAACGCCATTGTGGATTTATGGGCAATGGACAATCAGTTTGGTAAGCGAATCAACGCATCTTTGTTAGGTGTTCAGTTCTTCAAAGACGGTGAAGCTTTCTCTGGAGGCATCAGCGTATCCAAGTCCGATGATTTTGAAGAACTTGAACCTCTGGATGAAGCAGAAAACAGCGATAACGACTGGATGTAATCTAGTCCTATGTTGTTTCTTGATACAGAAACGTTTAGCGCCTGCGACCTCCGGGTTGCAGGTTCTTACCGTTATGCTGAAGACTCATCTACCGAATGTATGCTGCTCACCTGGGCTGTTGATTCTGCTCCTGTGCAATGCTGGGATATTGCCAGCGGCGAGTCAATGCCCGATGCCTTGCGTGGCGCATTGTATGACCACACACAGAAGGTTGTAGCGCATAAGGTTCCATTCGATAGACCCATTCTCAAGCGCACACTCGACATAGACATACCCATAGAACGCTGGCTTGATAGTCAGGTATTGGCTTTGACAATGGGATTACCGCCCTCTCTCGGTGAGTTAGGCTCAGCATTAGACCTCCCGGAATCACAACAGAAGATTAAAGACGGAAGGCGATTAATTAGAAAATTCTGCTCTCCTAGAAAGCCATCCAAAGTTAACCCGGCAATCCGCAATGCTCCAGAAGATTATCCTGAAGACTGGGCGCTGTTTGTGGAATATGCAATCCAGGATGTTGAAACAATGCGTTTATTGTTTAAGCGTATACCACCGGCAAACTATCAGCATCAATTAGATTTGTGGTACTTAGATCAACACATCAATGAGCGTGGTGTACCACTTGATGCTGCACTTATTAATCAGATGATTAAAGCCATTGAAGCACCTATCGCAGAATATCAACGCAGAACCCAAGAAATAACTGACGGCGCGGTGTCAAATACAACTCAGCGGGATAAGCTGTTAGATTTTATTCGCGCTCAGGGCGTGAACATGGAAGGATTGACTAAAGCCGATGTGTCCCACGCATTACGTCATAAAGAACTGCCTGAATATGTTCATGAACTATTAGAGATAAGACAGCAGGCCAGTAAATCATCCACCGCGAAACTAAAGAAAATGTTGTCCTGCATCGGTTCTGGTGGCCGTGTACGCGGGACTTTACAGTTTTGCGGAGCAATGCGTACCGGGCGCTGGGGTGGGCGATTAATTCAGACCCAAAACTTGCCGAGCCGTGTCAATATCGGTAGCCTTAATACGGCTATTAGCGCGGTACAGCAAGGATTATTAAATACTCTTTACGATGACCCTATGACGGTAATATCGGCTCTTATACGCTCTACAATTGCCGCGCCGAAAGGGTATAAATTTGCTGTGGCTGATCTTTCAGGGATTGAGGCGAGAGTATTGCCGTGGGTAGCCGAAGATGAAGAGACTCTGAATGTATTCAGAGCAGGTAAAGATATTTATCTCACTACGGCGAGTCAGATTTATAACATTCCTGAAAACACTATTAATAAAGATCAACGCTTTGTTGGTAAGACTGCCACCTTAGCCTGTGGCTATCAAGGCGGCAAGGTTGCGTTTGCGAATACTGCCAAGAATTTTGATGTTAATATTCCTGAAGAACTGGCCGCCGATATTGTGTTGAAATGGCGTGAGGCACATCCAACAATAGTTTCATTCTGGTACGACGTAGAAAGGGCAGCAAAAAAAGCGGTAAATAGCCCCGGCGAGACAATCAAATGTAGAAAGGTTAGTTTCATCTCTGACCGGCATTTTCTCTACATTCTACTGCCAAGCGGTAGGCGCATGGCCTATTACAAACCGCGTGTAACTAATGAAGAAAACCGATTTCAACAAATAAAACCCATGTTGTCATTCATGGGCGTGAATCAGTACACCCGAAAGTACGAACGTGGGCAGACTTATGGCGGTAAGTTGAGTGAAAACATTGTACAAGGTATTGCGCGAGACATATTAGCAGCCAATATGCAGGCTATAGAAGATGCCGGGTACAAAATTATATTTCATGTTCACGACGAGATTGTCGCACAGGTTCCTGATACCAAAGAATACACCGGTGATAAATTGGCTAAGCTGATGTGTATTGTTCCGGATTGGGCTGAGGGGTTACCGCTCAATGCCACCGGGGAAACAATGAAACGATATAGAAAATAGAGTATTAAATTATATAACTTGGAGAATATATTATGACTACAAATAAATATCACATTACCGGGATTAACTTTTGCGGTATCAGATTAGAGTGTATGTTCAGTCACCACGATAAAGACGATTCATTAGGCTCTTATCCGGTTTCAGAACATTTTGAATTAGAACGCGCGGATCATCAGGGAGAAGAAATAACACCAATACTGTCATTCGATCAAAAATTAGAGATCGAACACATAGCCTTGGAAAAACACCACAAAAAACTCAAACAGGTAGAAGTGGAGCAACGTAATGATTTCTGATATTGAAATTCCCACCTGTATAAAAGTCCTGGACATGATCCGGGACGGACTGACAGTCAATACAAAAGATTTGGCATTTGCGCTTGACCTCCAGCCGCATAAATTGAGAACCAATATATGCTACGCAATAAAGGCAAGGGACCCAGCATTAATTGAACAAACAGGCCGGGCCAGGATTAGAATTACTAAATTTGGATTAGAATTTCTTAAATATTATGAAGACACCGGGGAATATCCAAAAGCTGATACGCAAGCGCGGCATCTACGCAAAATAGCAAAGCTCGCAGCGAAACGTGAACAACTTGACGCCGAAAAACGAAAACCGTTGTTTGAGTTATACAGTACCGCTTTCAGAAAAAACTTTTTAGAAACAGCAAGGGGTGGGTATGGTTAAAAAATCAGAGAAAGAAATAGAACGCGCGGTATGTCGTTATGCGAAACAACACAGTGTATTAGTATATAAATTTGTGTCGCCCAGCAATCGCGGCGTCCCAGACCGAGTATTTTTATACTGCGGCAGGGTTTTATTTATTGAGTTCAAGGCGCCCGAGGCAAAGCCCACCCCATTGCAGCATCATAATATAAAGCTGCTGCGCGATGAGGGTTTTAGAACAGAAGTAATAGATAATGTTCCGGCTGGTGAAGATTTGATAAATGAGTTTTTAACAGGCTACTGCTTGCCTCATGTTACTTAATAAAGAGAACCTTCACGCCTACCAACAGACCGCTGTTAAGTTTATTCTTGATAATCCGAACTGCGGATTATTTCTTGAACAAGGTCTTGGTAAAACTATCTCTGCACTAACGGCCATTGAATATTTGCTTGATGAGCTTGCGGTCTTCAAAGTTCTTATCGTTGCGCCGTTAAGAGTTGCACATTCTGTATGGTCTCAGGAGGCTCAGCATTGGAGGCATACACAAAAGCTTGAATGCTCGCGTATTCTCGGTACACCTAAAGAACGCTTAGCAGCGATGCGATCCACTAAGCCCATCCACATTATTAACATTGATAATTTTGTCTGGCTGGTACAACAACTGGGTAAGTGTTGGAATTATGATATGGTGGTTTTTGATGAATCAACACTATTCAAAAGCCGGTCGAGTAGACGGTTCAAGGCTGCCCGTTCAGTTTTGCCCAGGCTAAAACGAACTGTTATTTTATCAGGAACGCCAGCGCCTAATGGCCTAATTGATTTATGGTCTCAATTATTTTTACTGGATAGAGGCCAACGGCTGTATAAAACCATTACCCAGTTCCGTAATCTATATTTCGATGTAGATTACTTTGGCTACAACTATACACCTAAGCCCGAAGCAGAAGAAAAAATACATGCGCGCATTGATGATATTTGCCTATCTATGAGCAATGCCGACTATCTTGATCTGCCTGACAAGATCGAGACTATTGTTGATGCCGAATTACCACCGGGGGCAGCAACGGCTTATAAAGTTCTGCGTAAAGATTTACTACTTGAGCTGGAAAACGATGAGATCAATGCTATGAATGCGGCGGTGCTGTGCGGCAAGTGTCTACAATTGACAAACGGCAATCTCTATCTTGATGAGTCAGGTCGCTATGAGGTGATGCACACAGCTAAGCTTGAGGCCTTGTCTGACATAATTGAAGAAGCAGCCGGCGCCCCAGTGTTATGTTTCTATCAGTTCAAATCGGACTTGGCTGAGATTAGAAAGCGTTTTAAAAAGGCTGTTTTCCTGGACAAGAAGGACAATACTATAGCGCGGTGGAATCAGGGCAAAATCCCTTTGTTATTGGCGCATCCTGCATCCTGTGGCCACGGCCTAAACTTGCAGCAGGGAGGCAGTATATGTGTATGGTACGGACTTAACTATAACTTAGAGCTGTTCCAGCAGGCCAACGCACGTTTACACCGGCAGGGGCAAACTCGCCCGGTGTTTATCTATTATATTTTGGCGAAGAATACAATTGATTTCGCAGTTAAAAAGGCGCTTGATGCTAAGTGTAAAACGCAAAGAGCTTTGCTTGAATATCTAAAATAAAGTCTTTATTAGGTTTATTAGTCAATAAGATATAATTTA